TTTTTGAATCTGGTCGTTAAGTCTGTTGAAACAGTCTCATTAACTTTTTTCATGGCTTTAACCTCTTCATCAATCGCAGCTTCGTCGTGACCATTTGGTAATTTAAACTTTACCTCTCTTTTTGAGTTGGGTAACTTAAAATCAAACTCATTGATGCCTTTAGTATGTTTACTTAGGTCTACCTCTTTATTTGATAATTCTGTTAAATCAACTGATTGTTCTACACCACCATACTCAAAATTATACTCTTTTCCATAAGCTAATATTCTAGTGGCTACCATGATAGCGTTTTTATCACCTGTTAATAAATCATTTACTTTTATTGACTTGTCTACTATTAATGCTTCCAATAGTTTGTCTATTACTACACCTTGACGGATTAAATTTTCTGACGATAAGATATCTTCTTCTTTCGCTGTCATATATTTTATCTCTACCTTACCTGATGATAGGGGGTGTCCATTAACGTAAAAATGACCTTTTGACGGAAGCTCTACTATTTCAGTAGGGAACTTGTACTCAGACATTTATTTTTACTCCTTTGAATAATTTTAAAACCAATTATAATTATAACCTTTTATTCTGAAAAACTATTTTATTTTGATGGCATCATTTTTTCTTTGATTGGTTTAAGAACCGCATCAAATAAGATATCATCATATTTTGTTGGTGTAAGTTTTACAATCTTTTCAATTGCGTAGAATGCTACTAAAACATACTCCCAATTTGCTGCTATCCATTCACTCATTTTATTCTCCTATTAGAATTGTAAGACTGCGTAGTCATATTTAAGTGTTAGGGTAATTTCAGCTGGGTCACTTGATGCATAATCTAAATCACCAAAGTTAGCGTTCTCAATATAGGTTCCTTTTAGTAACCATTCCTCAACAACGTCACCAACTGGCCCTAACAAATTAAAGGTTATATCTTTTTTATAAAAATCTGAATAACCATCACGACCTGTTACAGATTCGTGACCTAAACGAATCCACTCTAAAACTGATTGCGCCCCACTTGGTACAACCGGGTCGTATAATGTGATATCAATAGGTTGCCATGCAGCTTTACCTTTGACATATCTTTTCACATTAATATGGTCTAAAACTATCTCTTCAAATTGAAGTTGTGGTCTGTTCATTGCCCTTATTAGATACGCTGGTATTCCATCAATATACATAATGAACCGATTTTTAGTTTTCGGTTCGAAAGGGGTAAACATTATTTCATTAGGGTCTAATGTAGCCATTCATTGTCTCCAAAAAGTCATTTCTTTGATACTCATTAATAAATATCATGTTAAAATATTTTCGACAAAAACGTCAAACAAAAAACCCCATCGTTAAATGGGGCTTAATGTTTTTCGATTTATGTTACTGAATTACTCAGGAAATGAAGCGCCTGTTGGTTGAACAACAAAGTCTAACACTATAAACTCTGCGGTTCTTGTAGGTTGGATAAATATCTGACCTACCAACTGATTTCTATCAACAACATCTGGTGTGTTATTCGAATCATCCATGACAACTCTGAAAGCACTTAATCCACTATTGGATTGTACTGACTCTAAGAAAGGATTCACAATATTTAGGAATCTGTTTCTTGTTGCCTGTGTATTTTGTTCGAACACCAAGAATCTTGAAGATGATGCGATAAACTTTCTAAGTCTAATCAACAATCTTCTAATATTGATTCTATCTAACGCTGATGGTTTTGATTGAAGTGTCTTCTGTCCGAATACCACCACGTTCTGATTTGGGAATGAAGCGATTGGGTTTATTCTTGCCTCATATAAATCATCTCTTTCAGCGTGTGTCAATTTTCCATTAGCTTGTAATACATCCGTCAAACCACCTCTTGTCAAACCGGCTGGTGCAAACCACTCATGTGCGACACTATCATTGAAACTATAAACACCTGGTAATACAGTTGATGGGGGAACCCATACTGGACTATCTGTGCTTGAATCAACAACTTGTACCCATGGGTAGTAAACAGCTGCGTAATTAGTATCAAGGTTTACTATTGTATTTTTGACAGTTTCGATTGTATCACTCCATCCAGCTGCGTCCATTATGTAAAACGCATCTGCCCTTGCTTCCATCTTTGATATAGCATGGTTTGTTACAGTCGAGTGTAATCCGTGAATCACACCAGGTATAGCCAATAGATTTATATCAACCTCATCTGGATTTGAAATGGTGTTAATCGCTCTTTTAAATGCGACAGAACCACTAGCAGTTGTTGATGATAAATCAAATCCTTGCGTATTTGTATTTACTATATCTGTTGCGGTTTTTGAATCTATTGCTGGATTTTTTCCATCAAAACCAAATTGTAGAGGTACTATGAACTTTCTTTGTTGTAAAGCTGAGTTTGTCAACGAAATCTGTTCTGTAGCATCTGCAAATGTTGATACACCTAATTCTGTAGCCTCGTCTGTTCCAAATTGGTCTTCAAGACTCATGGTAACGTTACTACCTGGTGTTGCTGATGATGGAATTGGAGCAAGATATTGTCTTGAGATTTCATTTGCGAAATTAAATCCGTAGAAAATATTTTGGTCATAAATACCGCCAGTTGTTAACTGATTAGATTGAGTTACTGCAGTTGGAACTGTAGTACCACCTGGTGTTGGGTTTTGTAATTTACCATGTCCCATAGGTACTAAAGCTTTATCTAACTTAAATTGACCATCTTTTACGAGGTTTTTAAAGTCTGCGACCCTAATATGTTTACTTACATTTGGAAATGTTCCATATTCTGTCTTTTTACCATTATCATCAATGACTGAATATCTATCACCGATTCTTCTAGCAAAGAAGTTTGGTGATAATGGGTCAAATGTTAACTTATTAAAGGTCTCTAAGATTGTGTCATCATCAATTCCATCTGGATTATGTACTCTAACCTGTATAGCAAATGTACCAAAGTCTGAACCAGCAACATCATCTGCTCTAACAATATCTAAAATAGCTATTTTAAATTTAGAATTTACGTCAGTTCCATGACTTCTTGAGTATACTCTGAATAAATCTTCTCTAGCGCCAGATAAGTTTTGGGATTGAATATAAGGTGTTCTTGCAAATTGGAAGTCCTTATTACCAGTCCATGTTGTATCTGAAGCATCACCACCATCGTCGACAGTATTTGTTCCACTCTTAAAATCTAAACCATTGTCAGTAACCGAAATGGAAGCTGACATAGTTGCGAGTGCGACACCTGTCTCACCTACTACATCAAATGGTCTAGTTTTATAATTCTTGTATACGTATACCTCACCAGCTGCTCCGTTAGCTTTGGTCGATAAAGGACTTGAACTGAATACCTTACTTATATGCGTTGAACTACCTGTATCGAATGATAAAGAATAGGTTCTTTCAGTCACGTTACTACCACTTACAACCAAATCAAATGATGTAGCGGATGATGTTGATGAGACAAGTTTTGACTTTGATAAGTCACCACCACCGCTTGAACCAAGTGATGGTGCTAATACGGCGATTGATTGTGTGAATTCTGAATAACCAGAACCACTACTTTGTATTCTAAGCTCTATAGTATCAGCTAGATATCCGCCGATTCCTAAAACTCTAACGATTGTAACTACACCAGCGCTTTTAAGATATGCCTCAGCAGCGTATGGTGTGTAAAATCTTGGGTCTAAGTTTCCAAAAATTTCTTCAAACTCTTGAAAACTTGTTATTTGTGTTGGTGTGAATGCAGGGCCTTTCTCGGTTGGCCCGATGATAGCTGCACCTATTTCACTTATGCCTTGTGGTAGAAAGGATAAATCCTTTTCTCTTGTAAATACACCTGGCGAGACGATTCTTTCAGCCATCGGTAATCTCCTAATTAGTTGATATTAAAGTAAATGTCTACAATAAATATTAAAAAATATCCTAAAAACACCTTTTAGGACACTTTTTTTTATTTTGTAGGGGTAAAAACACCAGTCTCAGGATCTAATTGACCTGCACCATACTTTTCGTTAAGTACATCAACCATTTGTTTTTCTCTACCTTGTATTTCTATATACTGCTGTTCTATCTCTGATTGACGGTTTTGTAATTCTGCTAATTGTTGGTTAAGTAACAATCTTTGTACGTGAATTTGACCTAACTCCACCTGTTTTTGTGAGTAGTCGTTCTGTAATGATTCTAGTTGTTTTAACTCTTCGTCATTAAATTTTATTTTTTCTGCCATAATTAATCTTGTTTTATAAAAACACCTTTTTGTAAATCAACCGAACCGACACCATACTTTTCATTTATTTTACGTGAAATTTCGGCTTCTTTTTGATTTTTCTTAGAAAGTTCTTGTTTTAAAACTTCTTCCTCTGATTCAATTTGGATTTTTCTTATCGATAGATTACCAAAGGCACTCTGTAGTTGTTGACTAAGTTGAACCACTTCAGATAGTTGTTCTTTTTCACTTTCAGACAAAGGTGTTTCTTTTATATTTACGTCTTCTGACATATTATTCTCCTATAACTGTTTCTGTTTACTAATATATAAGTATATACTTGTTAGACTAAAATAACTTTATATTTTCTTTCGGTTGAATCAGCCGCTTCTAATTCATTCATTTTAGCGGTAGCCGCTGCTTGAGTACTGTACTCCCAAACCTGCTCTGCGCTACCACTCAACTTTGCAACGTATACATCTCTTGATGCCCAATATGGGTCTGCACTTGAACTTGGTGCTGGATGAAGTTGTTTTACTATACGATACATAATTTTTTCCTATTTTATATAAATATATTAAATATACATTTCTTTTAAATGATTTACCCTTAATTGTGGTAAAATTGTTGGTTTTATACCACATTTTTCCCAAACATCAAGACAGAATGAGACATCCTCACTACAATTCTCACTATGGTCACCGATGGTTACCATTCTTTGTCTGAAATAAGGATATTCTAACTCTCTTATGATGTTTGATGCGACCTTTGTGAATCCAAAACCACAATAACTTGCTTCAAATGGTTCTTCCCTTTGTCTAATCTCATCTTGATGATAAAACTTCATATGTAAATTAGATTCAAAGTAGTCCTCATCCCAATCTGCTACCATCGCAAGTCCACTCATTTCTTTTATGTACCAACCACTACAAAAATCATCACCACTCTCTAATAGTGTACAGAGTTGTTGATAGTTAAATTGTTGGTCTGCGTCTATCCACACCAAATTATCGAAATTGTCAATTAATTTTGTTGGGTTCGCATAACCACCACCATTCGTACATAACCAATTTCTAGCATCCACATGCGTCCTACCAACAACGGTAAATATCTCTCCATCTAAACTACGACACCAATCTTGAAGATGTAAGAATTGTGGTAACAATCTACCACTTATGGTATTGTATATGGGAATGAGAAAAGCGTATTTCATAAAACCTCTTTTAAATAAATATTACTTATTTTTCCAAAGCTTCTACTTTTGTTGTTAGTACCTCGTTTTGTGCTGATAGTTCTTGTATAGCCGCTACCATTAAAGGTACAAGTTTTGAAGCATCCAGTTTTTGTGGGTCTATTTCGGTTGTTGAGTATTCTTTTACATCATATACTTGTTTACCTTCAGGTATATCATCACCAGGTTGATATTGTATTGGTTTCATCTGGTCTTTTGTACCTGATACTGCTTCTGGTACTACATCTTGTACTTCGTGTGCAAAAAACCCATCTAAGGTGGTATCAGAGTCTGCTTTAAAATTAAATCTATAAGGTTTTAAGTTATTTAACCTTGTTAATGCGTTAGATAAAGTAACTTCGTTTTCTTTTAAACGATAATCAGAAGCACTATTAAATGAAGCTCCACTACCATTTGTTCTTATATCACCTACTTCACCGTTTTGATTAAAAAGTCGTACAACGTCAATTTCTGATGTGTAGTTTACAGAACCAAGATTTAAAACTGTTCTACCTACTGAGTTAGGAGCAAAAGTAGCACCACCAACATTTGTAGTAGTTACTGACCTAGTACCAAAGAGAGCGTTACCATCTTCTAAAGTAAATCCATACTGATGTGCTACGTGTTTTGGTGCATTGGGTACATCTGAATACACTTCGAAGTTTTTAGCATATAAAGTCTGACCATTACCAGTAACTTGTCCACCACTACCATCAGCAGACCTATGCCATAATTCTATTTGGTCACCCGCTACTACACCATCCAACGCTACGTCAAATTCTGTGTACTCATGAGTAGATGATGATACACCTTCAGCTACTCCCGCTGCAAAAGACCCTTGTGCATTATCTCCATTAGGGTGTGTCATTAAAGTTGGATATTGTGTATCGGTTGTAGAACCATTATTTTTTGAGAATCTCCACGACCAGTAATAAGTACCACTTTGATTTTTGCCTTCCCATTTTACTCTAATTCTACCACTTCTATTAGCTATAAAGGTTTTCATCCTTTTGTAGTTAGCGTTGCTATCTGTTACTGTGTGTTCCTCTGGACTATTTACTATAAGATGTGTTGCATCTGGACTTGATTCGTAATATTTTTGTTGATTTGTAAAAGTTGAAACCGCACTACCACTTGTTGTTGTTAAGACACCTGCAGAGTCAATACGCATTCTTTCAGTAGAGTCAACACCACTACCATCATTTGTCATAAATAATAAATGACCAGGTACGTCATTTGCAGCAGGTGAAGCACCAACTAATGTTCTTATCTCTGCTGAAATAACTCTAAAGTCTACACCATCTGCAGAACTAAACAACAATCTACCTGTAATATCATCCGTTTGTAGAATCGTTACTGCTCCAGCACTTGTACCTCTTGATTTTCCTATTGATACTATACCACCACTTATACCATTTTGATGTTCAATAACTGAGATTACACCTTTATAATCATCACCTTCAACACTAAACTTTGGAGCGTAATATCCTCCTACAGCGGCTGGACTTGTGTTCCCTACAGCAACTCGTTGTGAACTGTCTATAGTCATAGCAAGAGTTGAAGAATCACCATCAGCTGAACCATTATAAAACTCTAAAGCCCCACTACTACCACGAACCTCTAAATCGTTTCCAGCGAGTCTAAATATACCTTTATAATCACCACCATCGTTTAATTGTATAGCTGGTGATGTAGCATTATAGACTTCAAGCATTTCTACTGGATTATTTGTGCCGATACCAAGCTTGCCACCATTGTTAATGTAATTATTTTCATTAGCGTGACTTGATAATCTTAATTTTAAAGAACCACCATCATAAATATCGAGTTTACCCGCATCATTGCTCTCTTGAATAAATCTAAGTAGTTCACTACCTGCCGAACTCAAGACTGAAAAACCAGCGTTATTACCAGTTGACTTAACAGTAAATGAATGATTTGTATCACCAAAACCAAAACCAGAACCAGAACCAGCTATCATTTTATCAGCGATGTGTACGTTACCATCATTTACACCAAATGAACCAGATATGTTTAGAGAACCAGTCATATTATGAACGTCATCACTACTATTACCGAAGATTGTGGAACCACTTGTAAATAAGATAGAGGCTGACTCGAACTCTGTATGAACCTCTTGAGCTGTTAGTGTTCCTCCTACGGCAAAATCTCCTGTGACTGTCCCACCAGCGAATGTCGGAGAATCACTTGTCCCTACTCTTTGGTTTCCGAAAGAACCACTAATATCTGCAGCTATCTGAGCTGAGCTTGTTACAACGTTAGCTACTTTTGCTCCTAAATGTTCCTTTGAGAATGAACCACTAATATCATCGGCTAGTTGTGCGGAACCACTAACCATCCCATCAAATATGGCAGCCTTTACCGTCTGTGCACTAAAGTCTGTATTTATCTTACTACCACTAATATTAGCGGAATCACTAATGTGTGTGTTGGTTATGAAACCACTCTCTATAAATTGTGATTGACCAGCTAGAACACCATGAAACTCAACTCCATCAGCTGGTGCTTCTGAAAAATTAAGAGTAGAACCAGTAATCGAATAGGCAGAAGATGGTATCTGAACAACACCATCAAGCACAATCGTCACATTTGACGCATCAGGTAATATATCGGTTCCACCAACCTGTAGGGTAAATGAAACATCACTTCCATCAAAGCCTGAGCTGATATCGTCAATTATTTCAAATTGACCTGCATTTGTTACTGGTCTTCCTAAATATGGCATCTATTCTCTCTTTTCATTATAAATATTACTCGTTCATACACTTACAAGTTTTTTTAATATCTTCAATCTCGGAGGATAACTCTTGGACTGCTTTTACTAATATCGGTATTAAGGCTGTTTCTCCAACTTCTTGTTGACCATTACTTCCTTCTAATTCATACCACATATCAAAACCATCTTTGATTTCTGGATGATTGTCTATCGCTTCCTTAACCTCTTGAGCAATAAAACCATGATTATGTTTAGAATTTCTATATTGTTCCTCCGAACCCTCTTGATATGCCTTTGACCAATTCGGTATTTCACCTTTATTTTTCCAGTTGTAAGTGACTGGTCTTAAATCCTCTATAAAGCTTAAACCAGCGGTTGAGGTCTCTATATTCTTTTTAAATCTTTTATCTGATACAGTTGCCCAAGTTGTACTACCATGAGAATTTCTTATATCGTCAGTTCCATTTCCTACAGTGAAATAATCTTGTACCGCTGTAATACTCTTACCAAGACCTATGGCTCTATTTGTACCTGTACCTTCAGAATCCGCATTAGCACCAATAATCGTGTTATCAATTCCACTTGTCAATGTATCACCAGTCTCACTTCCTAAACAAGTATTATTACCATCACCAGAAGAGTTTACATTGATACCAGCTTGTTTTCCGATTAGTGTGTTATGTGAGCCGGCGGAATGTAAACCTTTACCAGCTTGATAACCAAATAAAGTGTTGTGGTCACCTGAGGATACACTCGTACCACATTGGTATCCTACAAATGTATTGGTATCTCCACTTTGTAATGATGCTCCAGCTTCAGCACCGATTATCACAAGACCATCTCTTGAGTTAGAAGCAGCGGCAACTCCGTGTCCTATAAATACATTATTTGAACCAGCTCCACCACCATTTCCACATTCCCTACCAATGGCAACGTTGTTTGCACCTGTCATAGCTCCACCAGCACTGGTTCCTATGAAAGTATTATTTTCTGAAGTTGTGACAGAGTAACCAGCCCTATATCCGACTGCAGTATTTGAACCGTGTCCATCGGTGCCTGGGTCAAGACTATACAGAGCTTCATAACCAACTCCGGTATTCAAATCACCGACATCCATCGCACCCGCCATCACCTGATAACCAATCGCCGTATTTTTTTGACCACTTGTACATTGTTTTAAAGCTTCAAATCCAAATGCAACAGAACCATTAGCATCCGTTGAGTTAATAGAAGTTCCAGCTTCGTAACCCATTAAAGTATTATTATCACCAACGGTTATTTCATCTCCAGCGTAAGCACCAACTATTGTGTTGAAATCACCTTGTGATTGTAGATTACCACCAGCTCTGTGTCCGATAGCAACGTTCTCAGTACCAGTAAAAGTGGTATCGGTATTTCCTCCAAGAGAAATAGTACCTACAGCCACATTTCTTTTTCCACTTGTTATGTGGTCTCCAGCTCGTGCTCCGATTGCGATGTTCTGGTCACCAGTTACTGCGGATGAACCCATCGCAGTTTTTCCAATCCCTATATTTTCATTTCCAGTTGTTATATTTGCACCGGCGTCTCTACCAATAAAGACTGAACTTGACGCTGATGTTGCATCATATCCAGCTTGATATCCAACTACAGTATTATCTGTACCAACTAATGTAGCTCCGCCCATAGCTTGATTTCCTATCAAAGTGCTTCTTTTTGTAGTTGTAGCTAAAGTTCCAGCGAGATATCCAACTGCTGTGTTTTCACCCTCGTTAGCCTCATTGAGAGTTTTTAAGGCTTGATATCCTATTGCTGTACTAAAATCATTTTCTGCTGATGTTTTTAGTGATTCAAAACCTACCGCTGTATTTTTTTGGCCACTTGTGAGGGCTCCACCAGCTTCTTCACCTATAACAACATTATAATTACCACCACTTGCAATAGCATCTCCAGCACTCTTACCAAAGATAGTGTTTGAAGTTCCTGCGTCGTTGTTACTTAAACTTACTCCACTTGCTTGTATTGTTCCAAATGAACCAGTTGAAGTTGATGACCCACTTATCGTGTTACCTTTAAACTCATGTACATCATCACTACTGTTACCGAACTGCGTTGAACCACTCGTGAATAGGATAGAAGCACTTTCAAACTCTGTGTGAATCTCTTGAGCTGTTAGTGTTCCTGTAACTGTAGCTGTATTTACGGTAATAGCTGTAAATGTTGGTGAGTCACCAGTTTGAAGTCCGCTGTCAACATCAGTATTTACACCATTAGTTGCTAGTCTGATTGTACCTTGTGATGGACTACTCAAAACCGAACTTGAAACAAGAGTTTTTGATGTACTACCCGCCTCAACATCGGACACCCTTGTACTAAAGGATGAGCTATCAGCGGTAAATGAACCGCTTATCGTACTTGCTATTTGTGCGGATGAGCTTAACGCACCACTAAACGTGCCGGTAAATGTCTTACCAACAATCTCTGTACTTGAACTTACAAAACTAGCCGTAACCGAATTGAATTGAACATCATCAACAATCTTTTCGTTTGTTACAGAATCGTTTACAAGTTGTGAGGTACTTACCGATTGATTTGTTTTTGGGTCACTACCAATATATCCCATATTATTACTCGCTTATTGTGTCAATGAAACTTACCAATGCGTCAATTGAGCCTGTTTTACTTGCTTGTGCTTTTAAAACATCTCCATTTAACATGACAACCTTACTACCACCATCGATTAATTCTAATGAACCTCCTGCTGGTATTGGTGCGTTTTTAATTAGGTGAAAATCTTTTGCACTTCTGGTTATTTTTGCGTCAACAGACACACTACCAGAATGTAAATTAGCAAACCTTATGCCTATCACCGCATCATCACTATTACTTGTCATGAGGTTTGTAAAACTACCACTCGTAATTTTTGTTTCAAATAATGATTCGAAATCTTGTGCCATTACTTATCCTTTATAATGCTACCGACATTGCGATTGTAAATCCCTTTGTCGCTTTATTTGTTTCAAAACTTGCACTTGCAGCCTCAAGTGTCGTCTCTCTGCTTGAAATAGAAGAACTTACCGATGTAAATGAGCCTGAAATATCACTAGCTAATTGAGCTGAACTACTAACAGTTCCACTTGGTAATACTTCAGTAACACTACCAGCTGTGATAGAGCCTTTAAATGAACCTGAAAAAGAACCAGATACACCACCAGTAGCATCAGTAAAATCTACCGCCTTACTACCACTAACAGTCAAACTGCCAGTTATGAATGGATTATGTATTCTCATCTACTTTCTTTCTTTTTAATAAATATTAACTTTTTAATTCTTCGATTTCTTTTTTAAGGTCTGTTACCTGTGAAGATAACTCTTGAACTGCTTTTACAAGAACTGAAACAAGTTTACCATCATCAAGAGAATAAAAAGATTCTGATTCATCAATATCTTTAATTAATTCTGGTATTATCTTTTTAACATCTTGAGCAATAAAACCAATTTGTCTAAATGAGTTATCTTCTAATTCTACTTTACCATCTTCAATCTTACCAGAATATCTATCATATATTTTAGGTTCAAGTTTATTTAGTTCATTTAAACCATAAGGAATATCTTCAACATTCTTTTTTAATCTTTCATCAGAGTAAGTTGTCCATTCTACATCTGCATGACCAGAACCTTCACCATCAAAAATAAATCTTGTAGTTCCGTCATTTTTCATTACAACTAAATTTCCATTAGTAGTGACGGCTGTTCTACCAGTTCCTGATTTAGTAGCTGCTGCCATAGTAATAACACCCACAGCACTTGTGCTTTTTGCAGTATTTGCTGAAGCTAAAGTAGCTCCTTGCATATACCATGCGTATTCTGTATTATCTGAAAAGGCTTGTGCGTTTACACCACCTTGTGATGCACTTGCTTTTTGTAAACTAAAATATGTATCTGTTTCTGCTAAATCGGTCATTCCATGAGCAACATCACTTGATTTTAAAGCCAGAATTTCGTCATCATTTGCACCCTGATTTATTGTAAGACCTATAGTAGCTTTTGCATTTGCAGTATCGCCAATAAATACATTTCCACCAGATGTAATAGTCATCCTAACGGCATCAGAAGTTCCTGTCATAAACTCCATAGCATCATTGTCACTATTTACAAGAATTGCACCTCTTTTATTATTACTACCATCTTCCCAACCAATTTTCTGAGCATCTGCATTACCTTGTGCCATTGTTAATCCATATTGGGGTGTCGTGTGTCCAATACCTACGTTGCCAGCAGATGTTATACGCATTCTTTCAGTAGAATTAAAATTACTATTTGTATTGCCAGTTCTAAATTTTATTACATTATGACTTGCAGTAGCATTTCCTGCTATAGCAAATTGCAAACCTACTTCATCACCACAAGACATAAGTCCTTCACCACCACTTGATGTATTTTTTATTACAAAAGACGGATTAGTAGAACCTTTAATCCTTACAATAGGTGAACCAAATCCACTTTCTGATGTTGGTGAAGTATCGCCAATACCTACGTTGCCAGCAGGTGTAATACGCATTTTTTCAGAACCTGATGTAGCGAAGGTTAACGCATTTACATCTTGTAAATATGCTAGCCATCCTTGATATGTAGATGCCCCGCTTGTACCATCAGCAAAATAAAGTATACCATACTCACCACTACCATTACCACTATAAATAGTCATACCTTCATTACCACTACCATCTCCAACGACTAATCTTCCACCATTATTTGCAGAATTTATTGTAGATGCAGCTGTATTGCCAATGCCTATGTTACCAGAACCATCTATGGTTAAATCTTGTCTACTATCTGTAAAATTATAAAACCCTAAACCAAGACTATCTGAATTGTAAATTCCAAATACATCACCACCGGCACTATCTTGAAATCTTAAAATCGGGTCAGTACCATGTAAATGAAGCATACTAGCTGGATTAACTGTGCCGATACCTACCCCACCTACACCTCTAAAATGAGCCGAACCAAACGAACCAGTAGACGTTGCTGAACCGCTTATTGTGTTACCTAAGAAATCATGAACGTCATCACTACTGTTACCAAATTGTGTTGAACCACTCGTGAATAAAATGGATGCACTTTCAAACTCTGTGTGAACCTCTTGAGCAGTGAGCGTACCAGTGATAGTAGCGCCTGCGAAAGTAGGTGAATCTGAAGTACCAACCCCTTGTAAACTACCTGCACCCCTAAGAGTTGCTATACTACCTGAAAAAGAGGAACTTGCAGTAACAAGGTCTGTTATCCTTGTAGAAAAAGATGAACTCTCGACGGTATCAGAACCACTAATCGAAGCCTTAAAGCCGTCTGATATAAGTTTTTCTGTGAATTTTGTTAATGCCATTCTATTTCTCTTTCCTTATAAATATTATTTTTCTAACTCTTCTACTTTTGCTGATAGTTCTTGTACAGCCTTCATTAAATATGTGACCATACCAGAAGGATTAAATGAATAATATTCTGTATCATCATCTAAAACTTTAGACGTTGTATATGCTTCTGGAAAATCTTCAACATTGTCTTGAGCTATATAACCTTTAGTTTTGCCACTTTTATTTTCAGAATTTATAAAATTAAATAATTGTGGTTTTAAAGATTTGAAAGCAGGTAGTATAGATTCATCCCAATCCTCAAAATCTTTCTTTAATCTTTTATCAGAAACACTCGTGTTATAGACAATTTGGTCATTAGAATCATTAACTTGGATATTCCCCCTTTGCGTACCATCATGTCTAAACTGGATAAAAGTTTGATTTGCACCAGTTACAGAATGATTAAGGAAGATTAATTCTTGTCCATTAGTTGTTTCGTGAATATGTAGCTTTGCGTTTGGAGAGTTTTGATTTATACCAATTCTGCCATCAGATGTAATACGCATTTTTTCAGTTAAACTACCACCATTTGTATAAAACAATAAATTTGAAGTTGATTCACTTGAAGCTCTGTTTGCTTGTATAAGTGCAACATTGTTTGAATGGTCATAAAAATAAATACCACCTGTTCCTACGCTATTTGAATTACTGTGCCCTTGTAATTGTAAAACAGCATAATTATTATTACTGGCGTGGTTTGTTGAGGATATGCAAAGCTGTCCTCTTTCAGCGCCAAAGTCATTAGCTAATGAAGTGCATTTAAGTAAAAGCTCACCATCGGATGTGATACGCATTCTTTCTTTTACATAATCACCAGTTGTCCTACAACCAAACGCTAAAGCTCCAACATCACCACCACTACCATCAGTATCATTCTCTTTTATACCTGCTATACCAGCGAGAGTTGTAACTGTATTCCCAGATGTTTTCATAGCAAAACCAATACCAGCGTATTCATTTTGATTAGCGGCACTATCATTAACTGCTAATATTTGTACTTGGTCACCTCCACCTGAACCATCTCCAAATAAATAAGTGCCATTTGATACATCAGGTGGGTCTAGTGTAAATACAGCAGTCGCTGATGTATTAAGAGCTATTGTGCTAGAAGCACCTCTTACATCAATTTTTGAAACGGGATTATTTGTGCCAATACCCACGTTGCCTGAAAATGGTTGTAACAATAAATCATTATTAGCACTACCTGATACTTGAAGTGCCACTCTATATCCTGATACTGAAGATGCGAATAATGAGTTTGCATCTGTTCCGTCTGGTACTATTCTTAAAAATGCAGCACCAGTAGTAGCCTCTGCTAGATTAGCAGCTGTATAAGAACTACCAGGTCTAGTTATGTGTAAAGTCGTTGATGGTGAACTTTCTGCTATACCTATTTTATCATCACCATCAACAAACAACATATGTGTTTGACCATTACTCTCCACCCTAAAATCTTGATTGGCACTATCCTCGTTAAATACAATATTACCACCATCTTGTGTTACTGCTCCATCTATGTCAACAACATCTAAGTTGGTTGTACCATCCACGTCTAAATTTGCGTTAAAATCTACATTACCAGGCACCACAATTGAACCAAAAGAGCCAGTTGAGGTTGCTGAGCCACTTATTGTGTTACCTAAGAAATCATGAACGTCATCCGAAGAGTTTCCAAATTGAGTAGAACCAGAAGTGAATAAGATAGAGGCTGACTCAAACTCAGTATGAACCTCCTGCGCAGTTAGAGTACCAGTAATTGTAGCAGCCGCAAAAGTTGGTGAGTCGGTCGTCTTAACACCTTGATTTACTCTACCCTCGTTTACAGTTACTCTTGACGCGAGCGATGAACTTACTGTGGTGATTGAACCACTAATGGTTGTTCTATCGAGAGAACGGATTACAGATGCATTTGAACCTAGTGAACCACTTATATCATCGGCTATTTGAGCTGAGCTTGACACTAATGTTTTTGAGGTACTACCCGCTTCGACATCAGAAACTCTTGTGGAGAAAGATGAACTTACCGTGGTAAATGACCCACTTATAGCATCACCAAGACTAGAAGATATATCAGCGGCTAATATGCTACCATCTTCTATATTAGAGGCGTTTACCGTTATGGGGTCTGCACTTTGTGGTTTACCAATGTAAGGCATTAAGTAATCTCCAATAAACTAACCACCACATCTAAAGAACCAGCGGTGTCACTTTGAAATTGTAATTTGTCTGAGGCTTGTAGTACGACTTTGTTACCAGCCATAACCTCAACACTTGAACCTACTGGAACTGGTGCCGCTTTTACAACAAAAACATCATCTTGTCCAGCAGCGGTTCCATTCTTTGCTACTTTTATAGAGCCACCTATCGGTGATGAATGTGTGTTAGCCATACTAGCACCTAACACTATTGTTGTTGTTGAGGATGGACAGGTATAGGTATCCCTTAATGAAGTTCCGATACTACCTGTTGTTACTGATTTAAATGTGTTTGCCATATATTTTCTCTTTCTATATAAATATTAACTTTCTAAAGCTTCTACCTTTGCTGATAGTTCTTGTACTGCTTTTATCATTGGTGCAATTAAATCATTATAAGCTAAACCATATTCACCATCTTTATCACCATAAACTGAATCCTTAAACTTTCCATCTTTTAGGTCTTGAGCTATTAATCCATAATGTTTTTTATCGTAATCACTGTGTTTTTCTTCTAAGTCTTTCATCTTAAAAGATTTAGGTTTTAATGTATTAATAAAATCAATACCTAAATCACAATCCTGTATATCTGTTTTTAGCGTTTCATCTGACACATTTACTGAATTGGATGTGAATACAACTGACCATCTAAGACTGGCACTTCCAAGATTATAGGCATTATTACCGCCAGGTTCTAAATGTCCATTAGATGTGATACGCATTCTTTCTTCACCACCATTACCTGATGTATCCATTGTTCTAAATAACATATCTGTTCCAACAGAAGTTCTTCCAATATTCCCACCTGTTGAAACAAGCATATCAATACCACCACCTGCGTAAGTAGCATCATTTGCTTGACCTAAAAAGTTAATAGAAGCAATAACCATATTAGTTGGATGATAAGCACTTGTACCATGCCCCATACAACCAATATTTAAGTGCATAGTTTTATCTGTACTTGAATTTCCAGACGCTGCATTAAAGAAACCTACCCTTGCTGCACTTGTATCTCCAAATGTAGAAGCGTATTGGAAATGTGATGAATTTACTGCTGATGCAACTCCACCAAAATATGCATTACCTGTAGAAAATATTTGAGCTACTGTAGCAGCGGTAGTGCTTTCACCGTATCTTTGAAATATAAAATCGCCATTCCCAGTAGATGAATCATTATAACCAGCGTTAAAAGTTAAGCTACCATCACTAACTATTTGACCTCCTGCAACTCCATGCTCACCTACTTCTAATAACCCATTTCTTATTATTACTCGCCCATCACCATTTATATTCATAGCAGTTACAGCGGCATCACCAACTACAAATCTCAGAGCCTGAGAACCTGCTGTTGCATTATGGTCATAAGCTATGTAACCTTTTATAGTTGTCCCTGCTGCAAAATTAAGAGATGAATCAGCTCCCTCATTAGCATCAGCCGATATATTTATGTTAGCGTGTCCATGACTATTACTATTGTCCCAAGCACCGACAGTCAATCTATCGGTTATTGCAAAATTACCACTTGCAGTGACCTCACCATCAGCAGGGTTTATGTATATTCTTGCGTCTCCACCAACTGTAGTTCCTTGACCAATTAAAAATCTATCAACAGAATCGTCTAAAGCTAAATAAACATCAGTAGCATTTCCTCTAAATACTAATTTTGTATCTTCTGCTCCACTATCACCTAAATAAATTGTAGGAGTACCTCCACCTATTGTTAGTTGTGGAACAGAATCACTTGAAATATTTACGGCGCCATCTATATCCACCACATCGAGATTGGTTGTGCCATCCACATCGAGGTTATTAGCCATTGTAACATTGGATGTAAAAGAACTTACACCAGTGCCTTTAGTCACAATTGAACCAAACGAACCAGTCGAGGTGGCTGAACCGCTTATGGTGTTACCTAAGAAATCGTGAACATCGTCACTTGAGTTACCAAACTGAGTTGAACCGCTTGTAAACAAAATTGATGCGGATTCAAATTCTGTGTGAACCTCTTGAGCTGTCAATGTACCAGTAACAGTCGCTGTCCCTACAGTAACAGCGTTGAACACAGGTGAGTCGGTTGTACCAACCCTTTGATTTCCAAATGAGCCACTAATGTCAGCTGCTAATTGTGCAGAGCCAGATACAAGCGTCTTGCTTGTTGTACCATCCTCAACCAAGCTTACCCTTGATGCGAAACTAGCACTAGCTAAACTACGGCTACCTGATAAATTACCAGTTGTTCCTAAATTTATTTGTACTTTAGTTAATGACATTTACTCTCTCTTTTCATTATAAATATTATTTTTCTAAGGCTTCTATCCTTGCTGTTAGTGCCTCGTTTTGTGCTGATAGTTCTTGTACTGCTTTAACAAGTAATGGCACAATACCAATCTTGTAAACTTGCAAAGTTTTTGCTTCATCTTCAGCTTCAATAACAAGATGTGGGAATACCTCTTGTAGTTCTTGAGCTATAAATCCAATATGTTTCTTTTTAGATGAATCATTTATTTTATTATAATCTCTAACTTTTAATTGATTTATTTTATCAAGTTGATTTTCTGAATCAACGATATTTTCTTTTTTCCTTCTATCAGATGACTGTACAAAAGAACCATCTGAATAAACATGAAATTCAGCAGTAGCTGAAGAACCAAGATTATCTGAACCCTTTATAAAATAAGATGTTGTGTTGTCAGGAGTGTAAGCAAAATTCAAATCCAGACAATGAGGGGGTGAGCTTGAAGGATTTCTTGTATTATAGAAAGTCGCAGCAGCCTTACTTTCTGTTTCTACAGCTGTAACTTTACTATAAGGGGCTTCTTCACCTATACCGATACCAGTAGTGCTAATAGATAATCCAAGTGTACTTGATGCGTTATAAAATGACCATCTATCATTATTGTTGCTATAATAAAGTTTTCCTCCTGCTTCTGCACCATTAGAATCTCCAACCCATATACCACCAACACTCGTTGTACCTGTTAAAAGCTGAATACCCGCTGCAGCATTACTTTCTATAGTAAGCTGTGTATTGTTGCTTGAAGCTGTTTGTCCACTATCTCCTCCTCTAATATGCACTTTAGCATTAGAGTTTATTCCTGTAGTTCCTATGCTTACGTTGCCGTCATTAGTAAAAGTTGCTACTGCTGTTGTAGTATCAGCATTGTATATACCAAATTTACCACCAGCAAAACTTCCACCACTACCACCAGATATTAAGTACCACTTATCACCATTGGTTGAAGTATTGTCTAAAGATAATATGGTTTCTCCACTAGTTCCTGTAAATTGAGAAACAATAGCATCTCCAGAAGCGAGGTCAAATGTATACGCTGGGCTTGCAACGCCTATACCAACCCTATCATCATCAGTAATGTAAAGTGTTTTAACATTATTAGAACCAAGTGCCAAACTTGCAGATGTTCTTGTAACGATTTGAGATGGGCCGGCTCCTGAAAATTCCATTTGACCTATTAGTGAACCATTAGATTCAAGTGTTATATTTGTAGCCCCACTTGTAGAATTAAAATTAGCTGTATTCGCAGCTTCACCACTTTTTACATCAAGAGGACTACCTGGAGAAGTGTCGCCGATACCCACTCTGCCACTTTTAAGTGTCATATCAACAGAGTTAGCAACACCAAGATTTAAAGTACCATTATAATGATTAAGAATATTTGACGCATCTGAACCACCTTGTGAAATCTTTAAACCATTAGTATCACCCGTAGCATTTTTTATTGTAAATGTACCACTTTCAAGATTTAAACCCGTTTCTACTGTAGCTGTTGCTCCAAAAACAACATCGTCTGTAACACTCAAATCACCATCTGCCATCGTTATACTACCTGATACTAATAATGAACCAGTCATACTATGAGTATCATTACTTGTATCACCAAACTTAGTTGAACCACTCGTGAATAAAATTGATGCACTCTCAAATTCTGTATGAACCTCTTGTGCGGTTATCGTACCACCAACCGAGAAATCTCCAGTTATAGTACCACCGGCGAAAGTTGGTGAATCACTCGTTCCAACTCTTTGATTTCCAAATGAACCGCTTATATCTGCAGCTATCTGAGCTGAGCTTGTTACAACGTTAGCTACCTTTGCTCCTAAATGCTCTTTGGAAAAGGAGCCACTAATATTTGCAGCTATTTGAGCCGAACTTGATAATGCTCCATCGAATGTTCCTTCAAACTTGCTAGCTGATACGTTGTTTAGTCCGATAATATTTTTTGCAGTATCAACCACAATTCCCTTACTACCAGTCACTGCGCCAGCGGTTACACCCATTTCATTACTACCCACAGTATTAGCAGCTATAAAAGAAGCCTCACCCATTAAGACACCAAAGAAAGTTGCATCCTCATCTGGTGCTGTCGCAAATGTTATTGTAGCTCCACTTACAGAAAAAGCTGTGCCTGGTTCTTGAACAACACCACCAAGCGATATCATAAGATTTTGCGCAGTGGGTGATACCTCTAAACCATCTATTTTTAGAGTGAAGTTTACTTCGCTTCCATCAAAGCTTGATTCAATACTATCTAACTTTCTGTATTGACCTCCGTCTTGATTTAATCCTCTTCCTACGTATCCCATTTTTTACCTCTTTATCCTAATGCGATTGATAATGCGATTATATCACCGCTTAAACTATCTAGTCTTGATGCTACCGAACTTGAAACTGCTGTAAATGAACCTGATATTGCGTCAGCAGTTAGGGTTCGTATTACTGATGCATTACTACCTAATGAACCTGAAATATCGTCAGCTAATTGTGCTGAACTACTCACCGTGTTATCTGGTAAACTTGTTTTGATGTCTGATTTATCAAAAGAACCAGATATTGTTGATGCGTCAACACTACCACTAATAAGTAATGAACCTGTAAAAAAGTGTGTATCGTCTATTGAGTCACCAAATATCGTCGAACCACTTGTAAAAATTATTGATGCTGATTCAATTTCTGTGTGTATTTCTTGAGCGGTTAACTTTCCAGTAATAGTTAAATCACCATCTACAGTTGAATCAGCTATTTCACTCAATAATTGTGCAGATTCACTAATAAATAGTGAACTTGTTGGAATACCCAATGTAAATGATGCTTTTCCACTTACCGCCTGTTCAAACGTAATTGTTGCCGTATTTGCTGTATCAGCTGTTATACTCTCTGGTATAATAACCTGGTTACTTTCGTCATAAATCGTTACAGTTGGATATCTGTTATCTAAGGAGTGTGTTACCGCCCATGTCGTTGATGCTGTGCTAACATCAACCACCGATGCATCTCCAGCTCCTCGTGTTAATAATTGCGTGACCGTTACGTCATTACCACTTGTTGTAGCGGTTATACCATCCCCAACAAAATTTATACTACTAACAGCTGTGGTTAGGTTAGTTCCTTCTTCTTTTACAGTAATACTAGCTGCTACATTTGATAGTCCACTACCATCTCCTACAACTAAACCAAATGAGCCAGTTGATGTTGATGAACCACTAATTTCACCTGAAAATTCAAATCCTTTATTAAATGAACCACTTATACCAGCGGCTGTGAATGAACTATCACCACCACTACCACCAGCTGCTAGACTTGCTGATGTGAATACTCCACCACCAACTACAATCTGCCCAAAGGAGCCAGTAGATGTTGAAGAACCACTAATCGTGCCTGTAAATTCAAACCCTTTATTAAATGAACCACTTACTGCATCGGAATCTATATCTACACTACCACCAGCTGCTAGACTTGCTGATGTAAACTGACCACCACCTACCTCGATAATTCCAAAAGAACCAGTTGATGTAGATGAACCACTAATATCACCACTACTTGTTAACTGACCTGTTAGGGTTAGGGATGTTCCATCAAATGTTAAATTAGCTTCACCTTGAACATTGGTTGAGTTTACAGATGTAATAATTCTGTTATCACCTGTACTACCATAAGATGTTATAGCGGCTGATGGTAAGTTTGTTATGTCGCTACCATCACCGATTAATTTACCGAACGAGCCAGTTGATATTGACGAACCACTAACGTTCCCACTTGGGTTTGCAAAAGAACCGCTGATATCACCTGCTATCTGTGCTGAACTTGAAAGTGCCCCATCGAATGTACCACTAAAGCTATCCGCTGATATGCTACCTGTGGTGTTTACAGAACCAGTAATATTATGAACATCATCCATACTATTACCAAACTTAGTAGAACCACTTGTGGATATTATTGATGCAGATTCGAATGTGGTGTGTATCTCTTGTGCAGTTAAGGTGCCTGTTACAGTAACATCTACAAGTGTGGTGTCACCAGCAACTTGTAGGTTATCATCAATTACGACTGTCCCACCAGCGGAATCTAATGTAAGATTACCAGTTGATGTATCCAACTCACCAGCCGCTGTAACACCTACCTGTATATTACCTAAAGTAGAACCACCAGATATATCACCCATATAAGATTTTAATCTTGACATCGTGGCTTTTCTATTTGTACCACCAGCTCCGTCATCTAAAATAATTAAATCGGCATCAGTAATTGCCGCACCAATATCATCCGCACCATCTATGTCAATTTGGGTTATATCAAAAGTTGTCAATCGGGTGGATAGTGATGCACTTAGAGCGGTTGATGAACCACTTATATCGGTAGCTATCTGAGCAGATGAACTTACAACCAAACCTTCAGCTTCACTTTCTTCAGAAGTAAGTCTAGCGGCTAAACTTGATGAGACAGATGTAAACGAACCACTAATATCTGATGCTATCTGAGCCGAACCACTTATTAAAGTCCTCATTCCATTTTCATCTTGACCTTGTGAGTTTTGACCAGTATGTATCGCCCATCCCATGTAACCGTGAGAAGAACATTGATAATAAATAATCTGTGGACTATCCTTATCAATTTTTAGTGTGATTACATTTCCATCAACCGATACGTGACTACTAGGATTATATTGTGTGGTTTTAGCAGCGTCAAAGTAAAATCTTACTGGATGTGAACTAGCACCACTGTAATCAAACTTGTAATGTCCTTCGGTCAAATATAAGAAAGGACTTTCCACACCATCAATAACGTAACCTTGACCTGAACCTAAATTTTTATAAGGGTGATTAGATGTCTTTGAAGCTGCTAGAGCGGTGAATGTATGTGCTTTTGATGAGGCACTCACCTCACCCTCAGATTGTCTGGCTAAATAATTGAAACCTTGTACTGGTTCTCTACCTAACTCTATTTTACCTGTGGTTGTTAGGGAACCAGCTAGACTAACATCATCATTAAAATCAATAGTTGCTCCACCAGTTGATGATACAAAAGAGTCTGCGAACATAACACCAGCCGCTTCAACCCTACCAAATGAACCTGTCGAAGATGATGAACCACTTATGTCACCACTAATAGTCACATCTGTCGCTGCTGCGCTTCCTAATTGAATCGAGTCTTGACTAGCGTCAACAAAGATTGCTTTATTATCATTTTCTGATTCGACTCTAAAATCTATATCAACACCCTCTTCATTAAAGGTTGCTTCACTTACGGTATCTTCAGTAAAGTCAACGAAATTCTTACCACCAGCTGCAATATTTATGTCATCATCAGTAAATAAAATTCTAGTATCACTATCACCACCATGTCTAATACTACCACCTACACTTATATCACCAGCCGCTTCAACCCTACCAAAAGAGCCAGTAGAAGTTGATGAACCACTAACATTACCACTCGGTTCCGCAAACGACCCACTTATATCGTCCGCTATTTGCGCAGAGCTAGATACAACATTCGGTACTTTTGTTCCTAAATGTTCTTTTGAAAAGGAACCGCTTATATCTGCAGCTATTTGAGCTGAAGAACTTACCACAGAGCCCTCAGCTTCACCCTCCTCCGAGGTGATTCTTGATGCCAGACTTGCTGAAACTGCGGTAAATGAACCACTTATTGTGGTTCTATCTAAACTTCTGATAACATCAGCATTATCCCCAAGAGAACCACTAATGTCAGCAGCTATTTGAGCTGAACTTGTAACCACGTTGGCTACTTTTTCTGCTAAGTGTTCCTTTGAAAACGAACCACTTATATCATCTGCAATTTGTGCAGACTGAGATAGTAAACCTACAAAGGATGATGCGTTGACACTACCACTAATAACAAGCGAGCCTGTCATACTATGGATATCATCTATCGTGTCACCAAATTTAGTAGAACCACTCGTGAATAAGATTGAAGAGCTCTCTATTTCAGTATGAATTTCTTGAGCAGTTAATTTACCACCAACCACAAAATTACCAGTGACAGTACCACCAGCAAATGTTGGTGAATCGGTGGTTCCAACCCTCTGATTTCCAAATGAACCGCTTATATCAGCTGCTAATTGTGCAGAGCTTGTAACCACATTAGCTACTTTTGCTCCTAAATGTTCCTTTGAAAATGAACCACTAATATCTTCAGCTATTTGAGCCGAACTTGATAATGCTCCACTAAATGTACCCGTAAAAGTTCCAGCAGAAAAAGTTGAAGTTGCGGAACTACTTACGTTTCCACTTGCAGTTATTTGTCCTGTTACATCAATACCAGTTGATGTTGTTTCTAATTTTTTGTTACCTGCATGATATAGTTCAACGCTGAATGCTTCAGAATCAGTTTTTAAAAGTAAATCTTGATTTTCATCGAAAGCTCTAAAGTTAATTTTATTTCCGCCACCATTAATCGTAGCAGTAAACGGAGCACTATCATCGTCGTGAACCGCAAAGAAAGTCATACCACCAGCATCAAAGGAAATCTTATTATCAGTAAATCTGATTGCTGTATTTACATCACCTGTATGTTTGATGTATTCTTTAACAAATAAATCCCCACCTATTGTGGTATTAGTGTCAACTTCTAATTCACCAAAAGAACCAGTTGATGTTGATGAACCACTTACATTTCCACCATAATCAGAACCACTTATGGTTCCATCAACCCTTAACTCAGAACCACCTATATGGAAAGCAACTTCTGGTGTACCTTTACCATGTGTTCCTATTCTATTTGTAGAAGCGTCTGTTTTAAATAAAGGATTATTAGAACTACCTTTTATGGTTAAATCTACATTATTAGCACCATCATTGAATGTAATATCATGTGGAGCACTCGTAGCATCGTTTAAATCTATGTATGATATACCACCAATATTAAATCTAAGTCTATCATCTGTAAAATTAAGATAAGTGTTAGAATCACCTTTATGAACGATGTATTGTGATACATTAAGATTATCGTTTACATTGACACTACCTGTAAATTCTGATTCACCTATAAATGTCTGAGTTGAACCAGACAGTATAAATGAACCAGTTAATTTAGGATTTAGTTGTTTGCTGTCTAATAAAGCCATACTCTACTTCTTGTTGTTTTCTGTCTTCCCACCAATTTGTAATTGATTTCGAAATTTTCTTTTTGTGTTCAACTGTTTTAGGTTGTTTCATTTTTTCAATAGTTTCAAGTGTAAATTTTCTATCTTGTTGTGCACAAGATTTACAAACACTATTGTTACCAACCGCTCTATCGAAAGAATCCTTACGAGTGTAGGTCAACATCTTCCCACAATCAGGACAAGGGCGATTCTTTCTATTACTCCAATGTCTTTTTCTCATACTTATAAATATCTAACAATGGTAATTCCAATGTGGTATTACGAATTAAATTTACCAAAAGCTACAATTTCGTCTTCGGCAGTTAAATCATACCCTATCGAGTCAGAATTTATAAATAAAAATAATTGATTACCACTCTGTTTTATATTCAAAGCATCGGTTTCCATAAAAGCACCATTATTAAAAAACATAAAATCTTCTTTACTTGTCGCAGTAAAACTTGTTGGTGCCGAAGCTGTTACTGCCGTAAAACTCTGTGTTGTGGCGCTTACAAAACTACCAGTATGTGCGAAACTTTTTCTTATGTATCCTTGCGCAGCATCAACTTGGTCTTCTACATAACTTTTTAGCGCATTTTCAGTCACAATCGCAGTGGAGTCAGTATCATTAATTGTGTTTGCTATTTCATCAAAAGTATAATCATTTAAAATAAGTGAACCACTTGTTTGAAGACTACCTGTTACACCATGTGTATCGTCTATCGTGTCACCAAATGCAGTTGAACCACTCTTAAATATTATGGTTCGTTCATTAAGTTCTGTTATAAATTCTTTAGCTGTAAAAGAGCCTTGTACATCTAAATTTTGATTAATATTTAAATTGTTTGTAACTTGGAAATTGCTGTCTATCGTTGTGACACCTGATATCAATTGACTGGTAATCGTCGTGGTTGAATCATCAATATTTATCGTAGGACTTGTAACTTGGTTAAATTCAACATTAGCATCTGTGGACACATCTTGACCAATATTAAATGTGACATTTTTATTATCAGTCAATGTGATATTTTCATTACCATTATTTATGGTAAAACCAGTACCATCATTAAATCTAATTGGTTGCTTTAAAATAAAACGAGCCATTAATTTACCTAACTATTAAATTTACCAATTACTAAAATTTCATCATCTGTTTCTAAATCGTATCCAATACTATCATTATTCACCTTAAGTAAAAAGTTTGTTGCACTTTGTTGAATCTCAATAGCGTCATGTTCCATATACTGACCATTAATAAAGAATACGAAATCGTTTTCTGTTACGGCTGATAATCCATCAGGTGCTGAAGCGGTTACAGCACTAAAACTCGCTGTCGCTGGTATTGTAATTGAAGATGAGGTTTTTACAAATTGCTTTCTCAAAAAAGATTGTTGGGTGTCAGTAGCATTATCAACAAATGTTTTTGCTGCGTTTTCCGTAATCAAAGCTGTAGCACTACCATCGGTGAGGGATGTGTCATTTGACACCTCATTTACTGAGTAAGAATTCAAAATTAATGAGCCAGATGTTGCTAAACTACCTGTAAAATTATGTATATCGTCTGTGCTATCACCAAATTTAGTTGAACCACTTGTAAAGACTATAGATGCCGAGACTACCTCTGTATGAAATTCTTGAGCGGTAATTGTTCCAAAAACTGTAGCATCTCCTCTTACTGTTAGATTTCCAGTATTTGTAACAGAACCTGTTACAGTTAGATTGGTTGATGTGATTGATGAATCATTAAATGTTGTATCCCCAACTACTACTGAACTTGCAGATACAGAATTAAAAACAACATTACTATCGGTAGCTACTGCCTGTCCTATTGCAAAAGTCGTGGTTACAGTGCTACTTCCATTAAAACTTACGTTATTTGGTGTTAGTGTTACACCTGTTCCTTGTAATAATGTTAAAGTGTTTGTAGTTGTTACTTGAAAGTCGGTTGTAGCTGCCGGTTGAGGTGCGCTGGTTATAGAGTCTGCTTCTCCCTCTGTAAATTGTCCAGCTCTGCCTGTGGTATTATTAACCTGTGCTAGCTCGGAACCAAATACAACTGATTTTGGTGACAAATATTTTTGTGTTGTTGACCTATGGTCAAAATTTGCTTTAGGTAATAAATATCCTTTCAACGTAACAGAAAAGTTGGAACGGACAATCCTTTCAGAATCACTTACCTCAGTAGCATCAGTAATACTATCGACAGTAGAATGAAACCTCATCTTATCTGGCTCACCCCAATATGCACCATCTGAATAAACTATTCTCTCTAGTATTTTATTCATTTGTTCAATGTAACTTGTCCACACAATAAAATCATATGATACTGTTACATAGTCGGGCATTGTCACATTATAGTATTCTCTAGTTGGTTGATTTCCTATCTGTATAGAAAAATTATCATATCTATTCTCTTGAGAAAATTTCTTTTGAAAAGTATAAAAAAGATTTGGATTATTTGCATCTAATTTATCTTGAGGGAGCGTATCGTTTTTATCTATTGATGTTCGTTTGTACGTTATGACAGGTGTTATGATTTGGTCTTTTTTGTCCCTCATAAAACCATTTTTTCGTATGGCACTCCAACGTTCAGGTGAAGCATACATAATTGGAACTTTTATATTTTCTCCGTTATCTTCTACCGATGGTTTAATAACATTTTCAAAATAAAAGGTAATGGCGCTATCTATATCAAGTAAGGTAACTTCAGGATTTTTTACATCATCTTTAGCTCTTGAGTATAGATAACCCCTATTTAGAACTCTTTTCTTTCTTGGTAACGGTTTTGTCGTTGGCATTATATACTTCTCACTCTCTCTATATTAAGATGTGATATTCTTGTTAGGTAAGCACTACATACAACAGAGTGTATATAATTAGCATCAGTTTGACCACCAATTAATTGATTCTCATTTTTAGAAGTAATCTCCCAAAAACCATCATTCCAATTTACAATATCACCAACATCAACAACAAATTCAATATCTCTAAGAGTTTTGCGTAAAAATGAGAATGATACGTTCTGAACTCTATCAGGTCCGAATTCATCCGTATTAGTGGTTTGGTCTTCTGCGTCCACCAATGATGCTATTTGTACACCAGCTTCATATACCTTACCACCTACAGTCTCACCATAGATATTAGTTTTTGTATCTTTCGCTGATATTTTATAGACCTCAACTTGTTGAAATATTATACCATCTTTTTCGTTTACAACATCCCCAACAAGTTCTCTATTGAATCTGTCGAATGTATCCAAATCCAACTGTGAGTAAAAACGTTGTGCCATTTTATTATCCTATGTAAATTGGGTAAGGTACTTTTTGCAACTTCTCTTGTAAAAATTCAGCTTCGTCTTTATCTGCCTCTAATAAAGCCTTACGACTTGTTTGTTCTAAAATTTCACGTAATTGTGTAATAAGAGCTTCTTTTTCAGCAGCTGCTTCACTCCTAAGAGTATCACCATCAAGAGTCGTATCCGCGTTTGGTATCGGTACTGTTCCGTATTTAGAACGAATTATACCTAACAATTCTTTTGATAATGCCAAACCATATTTTCTAATCCATTGTTTACCTACATCATTTATATGAGTAAATTGCATATTATCGTATTTAACGTTAGAATAATCTGAAACGACATTTGCGGAACCGCTCATCTCGGTTTTAAGAGGGTTATCCCTATCAGACTTAACAACGTAATCAAAGAATAAAGTACGATTAGTCTCAGGATCGGGAAAAACTCTTAATTTATTGTTTGTCAACGTAAAAGAGTAAGCCGATTTTCTAATCTGGTCATTCATCTCGATTGCTTGTACTCTTAATAAGTCTTCGAATATTGGCATCAATGTAAATGATACCGCTGGTGAGTAATCACCAAAACCGAAACCTTGCACTAAATTTATAGTTCCATAGCCCGTTGTAGCATATGGGTCAAAATATCTTTGTATTGCTGGTGTTGATTCGTAATATACTCGTTTTACTTCTATCGCTTGTCCACTTTCTGAAACGTTAGCATATAAAGCGTCGAGGTCATATTCTTGTGAACCACTGTTAACTGAAATTGAACCTTTTTTCAAGTCCACATTTCCTCCGACTTGTGCTTCCGTACCATATTCTCCTGATATTCTAATCGTATTAGCTAAAGTTGGTGTTATTCTTTTGTGTGTAAAGTTAGAACCTGTTGATTGTCCCCTTAAACTTAAAAGATTGTCTACAATGTTAAACTGATTGACTTGTGCTGAATACTCAGATACACTCTCTTCAAAAACAGCGTAAAACTGAGTATCTTGTAATTCTACAGACATTATAGGAAAACCTAATCTCCGTGCACACCATGTAGCAAATTGCGGTGCTTCTGTCTGAAAATCTGAGTCCTCGTCATAAAATCCGAAAGGTGTTGAGCCACTTACTGCCGAACCACTACCTGGCCATATTGGTTGTTGAGCCATTTAAATCTCCAAATAAATACTATTATTCATTAATAAATATAACCCAAACAAAAAAGGGGAGACCGAAGCCTCCCCTTTTAGTTACATGATATATAAAGGTCTAAATTTAGACTTTATCAATATCTGCTATTCTTACTAATCCGTAGAACTCTGAACGAACCATTTTCTTAGCGTAACGAGTCATCACACCTTTACGTGGAGTAAAGTTGGTTGGGTCGTATACTAATGGTGTCATAATCATCGGTACGTAAGGAGCGTACACCGCGCCAGTTTCTAGGAAGTTACTTCCTCTGAAACCAACAAGAATTACGTTCTCAAACTGGTATGGGTTTTTGTAAACAGTATATCTGTTATTCAAAAGACCAGCTTTTTGAACACCCATAGCGTACTGGTTAGCTGATGCATCGCCGTCAGATGAAGTTGCATATCCAGGAATTGATTCCAAGATAGTTGCAGTTTCAGGACTTACAACGATGAAGTTAGCTCCACCACGTAGGGTTTTCTGGTGAATTGCGTTGGAAACAGACTGTATCTTGTTACCAAGAGTCTGGAACCACTCACCTTTTGTGTATGCATTTGAGTTTGCAGAAGTTTCTTCAAACAGGTTGGTAGCTGAGTTAAACTCAAATCCAACTTTTGCAGAATAGTTTTCTGTCTTAGCAGATGCGTTAGTTCTTAACATATCTAAGATTTCTAAATCGATTTCCATTGATACGTACTCAGAAAGTAATGCAGTTAATTCTGCTTCAGCATCAACACTATGATAAGCGTTAAGGTCTTGAGCAAGCTCAGGAGTCCAAACAGCTTTCAATTTACGTGTTTTTGCAACTATTGGAATAGAACGCATTTGAATATCAATCTCTGGTATTCCTGCGTCTGATTCTGCGCCAGTACCACTTGCAGTTGCTTCAAAGTCACCTCTTGTTGCGTCAGTTGGTTGCTTATGATAATCAACAACGACGTTACCAACAAGTGTTTGAGCTCTGTCTTTCTTAACGATAAATGAGATTTCAGTCTCAGCAGCGTTTAATTTAGTATGTGCTGGGAAGAACTCATCAAAGTTTGAACCAGAAATGTTAAATGCTCTTATACCTTCAGGATCATATCCACTCAATGCTGCAGTTGCAACATTAATCTTCATTAATCCATTGTCAGCATCAGCACCAGTTGATACAGATGCGGATAGGTCTGGTTCAAAATCAACATCAGAAAATGTTACTGAGCCAGTTGTATAAGTACCATCTGATACAGATGTTCCTTTTGATTGAGCTGATGATGCATTGTCATTTGCTGAGTAAGCGAAACGACCTGCGCCATATAATCCAGCAGTTGGGTCGCCAGAACCTGAAGTAATACCGAATACATCGTTACCACTTGTAAATCCAGCCTGTGCACTTCCATACTTGAAATCAAGATAGAAGATAAGACCAGATGGTAGGTTCATTGGCTGAACAGAAACAAACTCTTGTGCGGCTAATTCACCAAAGATTTTTCTGACCAATGGTAAAGCAACGCCTGACCACTGTTCTGAATCACTATTGGTTCCTGCTTGAGATGCTTCGTCGATTAACTGACGTGCTTGGTTCTCAAGTAGAACTGCCATACCGTGAGTTTTCTGCTCATCTTGGAGTCCTTCTAAAAGGCCGGTGGCTTCCCACTTTTTTACTAAGCCTTTAGTTTCCTCCATGCGCTGACGAACAGGATTGTATCCGTCCATCAACTTTTCGATAGTGCCTAATTTATTTGACATTATATTTCTCCAAATGAAATATGTTAACTGTTAAATTTAGTAATCCCGGCTAACTTCTTGAATCTGTTTCTCAACTCTGAACCTTCAGAAATAATTTCTTGTTTTTCAGATTTTGTTGAGGCTACAGGCTTAGAAGCTGAACCTTTGGATTCTTTGATTTTTTCAGGCTGGTTAGTCTTAAATGACTCAACTAATGTTGAGTAGACTAATTTAACCTCTCTTAAGTTAGTTGCTCTATCAAATGTTTCCACAACTTTCATTTTCTGGTCATTGGATAAACCAAATCCACGGAATAATTTGTTTGTGAATAACAACTTTGCGTTAAGCAAGTTAACTTCATTTAATTTACCACGTAGATACTTAACTACTTCGCGATGTTCATCTAATTCAGACTTAAGTTGAGTAACTTCATTAACTTCTTCTGCTACTTCTTCTTCTTCATCTTCTTCAGTTAAAGCTTTTAACACTTCGTCAAGGTCGATGTCTTCATCTACTGACTCTGTGTGTTTTGCTTTATCAGCGTTACCGATGTCGGTTGAATCGCCAGCTTTTTTGTTAACTTTGTTATCAGCTGCACCAATGTCTGAAGATACGTCGTTTTCATCAACTTTATCTTCTTCATCTTCTTCATGTGCGCCTTCTTCAACTTCTTCGTCTTCTTCGATGCTGTCTTCAAGCTCTTTAAGTACACTTTCAAGGTCGAGGTCTTCGTCTACGTCATCTTCATCTTCATCTTCACCCTCTTCGACTTCGTCTTCATCTTCATCATGCATTCTTTCTTCGACTTCATCTTCGTCTTCATCATGCATTTTTTCTTCGACTTCGTCTTCATCTTCATCATGCATAGCTTCATCTTTAGAATCTTCGTCAGATGGGTCTTCGTCTTGAGCTTTTAATCTCATTTCTTCAACTTCATCTTCGTCTTCATCTTTCATTCTCTCATCGACTTCTTCTTCGTCTTCGTGTTCACCTTCTTCAACTTCTATTTCAGATTGAATCTTCTTAGAAAGCATAGATTGTAAACGTGGAGTGAAAGCTTCTTCTAAAGCGATTTTAGCATTTTCAAGAGCTGTTTCACGAACTGCTTTTGCATCTGCGATGGCTTCTTTTAATAAGTCATCCATTATGTTTCTCCTCGGATTACGAATAATCCTTGGTTTAGGAATTAATATAGTTATTGGGAACTATAATGTGAATTTTCTTCGGTTACACTGCATGATGAACGGATGTTCGCAGTGTATTTGTTTTTTATATATATAAATATATAGTTACAAAAAAAACGTTAGCTTTTTAGACTTTTTTTATGTCTCATTTTAGCTTTTGCTCTCGCTAATCTTTTTTTAGCCGACGGTTTCGTATAATGTTCTCTTTCTTTTAGCTCTAACATTAACTTCGATTCTTTGACTTTTTTCTTTAATATACTGAGAGCCTTATCTATAGACTGTCCTTTACGGAGTTTTACGTATAACAATATTACCTCTAATCTGTTTCTTTCTCTGCTTTATAATTTGCATCGACATAGTTAAAAAACTTTTTCTTTTCATCATCATCTAAGTCAGCTGGTGAGTCAATACCAAACTTCTTCATTGCGCCTTGAAAAAATTTATCATAATCACCTTGTTCTATTGTGAATTTAGTTTCACTATCATCTTCTTTTTCAGGTGTCATATCATCGTCTGTATCATGACCATCCACGTGACCCTCACTCATGTCATAATATCTACCAAGAATGTTACCCATATCTTCATATAGAGCTCCCATTCTTTGCTGAAGGGCGTTAGCTTCATCTGAAATCTTTGTAAAAGACTTAGAAAGGTTTGTTAATTCTTTCATGTTACGATTCACAGTAATCTTATCAAACCAATCCTCTGTCTCACTTAATGTGTGATTTTTAGCCTGATTAGCAATCCAACTGAGTTTTTCAGCAATCTTTTTAATATTTGATGTACCAAAAATTGTTTCTCCTAAGTTACCAAAGCTAGATAACTCATTTGTTAGACCCTTAACGTCAACCTTTTCTTCATCAACATTTCCATATTTCTCTTTAACTAATTTAGCAAGACTAATATTATCTGCAAATGGTTTAGCCGTAACGACTCCACCAATTATAGAGTTAAAATGTTCTTTAAATAAACTTTTCTTTTTCATGATAGTTTCCTCAATTCAAATATAAATATTTACTTTCTAAGTTTTCCGCGTTTTGTGTACCTACGAAATCCATCCCTTACCCTATTCCAAAGGGTTCTCATCAAATCTCTTTGACCTGTACCAGTATCTCTGACTGAGCCACTAACAATTGCTCTTTGTAAATCTAATGCGTCGTATCTTCCACCCTTAACACCATCCATCATAACCTTTATTGATTGTGCTGATGCTTTACCGATTATTTTTCCAATCTTTATCACGTCTTTTTCTACCATTTTTTGTGCTTCTATTGAGCTGAATGGTAATTGAGATGGTGAGCTTAGAGGAGCTTCATTTATTTCCATTAATCTTTTATAGGATGTTTTGTTTTTCATTATTTGTTTCTCTTTAGCGCTGCTATAACATCATTTACTCTAAAATTATCTTTTTCAAGATAGTGTTTATCCTCAGGATTCTTGATAATTTTTTTTATTTTATTAATCTGAGATGGTTTTAATTTTACTTTTTTCTGTTTTTTTAATATATTTTCTGATGATGTACCTCCACCCTTATAAAAGTCTTGTTTCAAATCAAAATCAACAACTTTCCACTTACCTTTTACAAAGTGTTTATCTATCACCAACTCTATCTCACCATTATTATCGTAAGCGCTTCCTACTTCTACAGATTGTTCACTCAGTAAATCTTTTAACTTAATCACTAAAATGCTCCATGGATATCATTATAATTATCGTATGTTCTCTTAGCTAATTGGAAAAACTTCTTATCAACGTCATCTCTATACTTCATCAACCCTCTTGGCATACTTCCCTCTCTATCCGCAATCATTTTTATACCTTGATAAATGTTTTGATATTTGAGATTGTTCATAGCTTTAGCTAATTCCATCCGTGCTCCATTATGGTCATTTCTATCGGTCATTTTAGCTATGTCATTTACGATAGATTTGGATAATTCTTTTTTTTCTGTTAGTATATTTTTTAATTTTATCATATTCTTATCCGTAATACTTTAAAATTAATTGTTTCATTTTAGGTAACTGTAGAGCTCTAAATTTTTTCTGTAATCTTGGATTTTTATCATAGGCTTTATCTATCGTTACTATTAGGTTAGCGGTCTGTAAATCAATACCTTTTTCGTGTTGTTTATTTTTAAGAACCTTTTTAGCCACATCAACACCACTAACTTCATTTACGGATTCTTGTACGTACATAAATCCATCAACATTTTTAGGAAAATAATTTGTATCTAAGTTTTTCATTAGTTTACCCATCGCTACAGCAGCTGCTTGTCTTGAATCATAAGTTTTTATTTTCTTTACTTTTTTACCTCTTTTATCAGTTGTGTAAAGTGTATATCCTTTTTGCATAGCTTTACTTATTTTTCTTCCAGCACCTTTAGGAAAGATTTCATCTACGGATTCTGCGGGATTCATGATGTAATCACGAGACTTACCAACGTAATCTTTAGCTAATGTAATCTTATCAGTCCACCAACTTGGTAATGAATCTTCGTTAGACATACCACGAAGTGCGTTTATAGTATCCATAGCATCTTTTATAATCAGTTTGAGTTTTCTCTCAGCTGATGCTACGTCTGTGTGTCCATCTTCATTCATGTTTTCACTCCTAACTTTATTAGGTAAATCATCGTGTTTTGTAGAAGCAAACTTTTTAGTTGACTTCTTCTTCATTGATTTAGCCGCGTCCTTAACTGCTTGTGTGACTTGACTCGCTGGAACCTCACCCTTTTTGTAAGCGTGAACCAATCCCATAAATCTTTGTTGTGCTTTAGATACTGAGGGCACTATTCTTCTTCTTGTTTATCAGCTATCTTAATACTATCTTTTCTGTTTATGATTTCCATCAAATGTAGTTTTATAAAGTTTGTATCTCTTTCAAAGTCATCATTAATCATACCACCGATACGACCTAACTGATAAGAAACTATATTTACAATCTCCACTCCATGGTCGATTGGGTCGTGGTCAATCTCTTCACCCTTAACGACTTGTTTTTCCATTTCGAATAGGTGGTCAAGTTGTTTAGCAGAACTAATAATTAAATCTTGTGCGTCGGTGTTATCGACATCTTTTACTAATCTTTCGTAAAGAATAACTGCTGAACGACATATATCAAAATGTTCTGTTTGATAATCTAAAATTTTTATGTTTTCACCACCACCGAAATGTTCTGGTTCATCTTGTTCCAATCTTAGTGTTGGTAATGCTTCACCAAACTTACGACCAGTCCAATAATTTTCATTCATTATATTTTTTAACTTAATCATTTTAGTTTCTTTCTAAGTTTAATCATCTCTCTCATAAATTTAGTAACTGTATCTTTATATGTCTTTGTTAATTGTTTAGCTAATTTTACGTTTTCAGGTCGTGCATCTCTTAAGAACACTTGCTCTAATGCAAACATTCTTTTACGAAGTTCACCCTCTCTTTTTACGATACGTTGAACTTCTTTATCAGCAGGTCTCTGTTCATCAGGCCCTTCTGTTATAGAGCAGCATCCTCCACCACATTCACATCCATCTTTCATTAACTCTTTTAACTTAATCATCAGTATTCTTTCTTTTGAAGTCCGCAAATTTTACTTTCAATTCTATCAAGTTTCTTTTGTATATTTTTTGTAATTCTAATACTTCTTTTTTGTAATCACCATCTTTGTCTCTTGCTAAATCTTTGATAAGAGTTTTCATATTTCTTTCAACTCTCTCCATAGCTTTTTCAATGGTGTCGAAGTAATTTTTGTATCCAGCAAAGCCCATTGGAATTTTTTCTTCTTCAAGTCTCCAATCTCTCCACTTTTTCCATATTTTTATTGATTCTTGTGACATCTAACCTCTCATTATATCGTTAATAATTGATTCTACTTTACAATATTCACCACAAGTTCTACCAGATGGTATTTCTTTATTTACCGACTCGTTTACAGGATACATAAAAGCTCCATGTGTTGACGGATTGGATACAAAGTCAAAAGCGATTAATTCAAAGTCGGGTTGAACTTCTTGTGCTTCTGAACCATTCTCATTTACAGTCTCAACTGAACCCATACCCCTTGAGGATATACCTAACTTAATACCTGATTTAAATAATTCTTTTAAAATATTACCACTTGGTGTACCTAAAACCTCAACTTCACCCATAAGGTTGTCACCCTCAAAGTGCATCTTCTTTACATTGTGAGATACATTTTGTAGATTTACAACCGAAGACTCTGGATGGTCTAATTCACCCATAGCTCTTCTTTGGTCTATAAATTCTTCAGTATATTTTTTAGCTTCTCTCATCAATATATCTTTTGGGTATACTCTACCATTCTGATTTTTTGATTCAGCTCTTTGTAAAACACCTCTAACCACTAATTTACCATTGTTTTCTTTTATGGATTCATTAATCTGGTCTGGTTCTATTTCAAATGGTAGATAATCTACTATTAGTTGCTTATTCACACCTAACTCCTTTAGTATAGTTGTCCAACTTTATTGGCTAATTTCACTAATCTTTCACTTATTTTTTTCATAGCCGCATGGGTTCTTTTCCAATAGGTTTTAGAATCCACATTAAGTTCGTTTTTAAGTCTTACATTTATCTTAACAAGTTTATCAAGCTCATTTAATTTATCACGAACTTCTCTCATTGACCAACCTATTTTTTGTCTTGGGGTCATTGTGTCATCGTTACGATAATTGTGGTATTGCCCCTCGTTTACACTTTCAAGTCTCTTATCAACCTGTTTTGCTTTACTTGGTTGAACTCTGGTTACGCTTACAATATCTCCACGTTTCTTTATTTGTTTTGCAACAATCATTTTAGCTTCAGCCTTAGAACCAGCATCAACTATAACACTACCTAAACCATCGACTTTAACATGAAATTTAGCTTCATCCACTTTAGAATATCCACCAGCTGTTGTGATAGCCTTTTCTTTCTTTTTATCTTTCTTAGACTTGGGTTTAGTCTGAAAAGCGTATGGTGTTTTAGGTGGCCCTTCACCGCCATCAAGGTTACCTGTCATAGAGGCTTCTTCAATTTCTTTACGAATCAGCCTTCTGATAATTTCTTTAATCTTGTCGTTTGTGGACATTATTAATCTCCTTAACTAACTCGTAATATCTCATTAAACTTAAAACTTGTTTTTCTTCTATTACTCTACCCTTTGTTAAGTTGACTATTTGCTTTATCGCCTCATAAAGTTTTATCTTAGTTACTTTATCCTTAACTCTTGGTAGGTGATATTGTAATTCTTTACGAACAGATTTTACTTCTTCATTAACGAATTGTCTCATCTGATTAGTATTGCTTATATTATTAATGTAATTTTTAAGCAGCCCTTTTTGAGATTCATCTAATGATTTATATTTCTTGTTGAATTTATCAACTAAGATTTTATAAGTTAATAGTCTTAAGTCTTTATCGTTTTGACTATATTCCTTAATAATTTTATCCTGCTTATCATTAGTATTCATGTTAGTATTAGTAATGTGCTCGAGTACAGTAAACTTAGAATTTAAAACCTGTTCCGCATTGTACTCTTCTCGTGACGATTCACTTTGAAATACATTGTAGATTGATGCTAATAATTTATAGTTAGGTATTCTACCATTGAAAAAATCTTTAGTGTCAAAAGACTCATTGATTTTTTTGATAAGATTATACTTCTCATTCTTAATCTTAGCATTTGAAATTCTTTTTCTTGAATTTACAACAATCTCTATTAGGTGATTAGCCTTATTTTCTGATTTATAATTTTTTTCTGTTAACAACTTGTATAATTGTAATTCTCTACCTAAACAAGTGTTTTCGTTGAATGTATCTTTAACTATGTCTACGGCTTTAGAATCTTTTCCATTCAAAACGTCGACGGTGATTTGTCTGGTAAGTAATTCGTAAAGAATTCCCGTATTTTTTATCTTCGAGTGCTTTAATTTTTTACCCATTGTAAAAAGCTCCATTTTAGTATATATGGTTAATTATAAATATAAAGTAAAGTGATTTTATTCATTTGTTAAGGAGTCAACTTCTTCAATATATTCTTGTTGTAATTCATTTGTTTCAGTTAAAATTTTAGTTTCGTTATCCAATTTCATTGATTTCTTCAATTTATCGAAGTGTGCTAGTGCCAAAGTCCTTGAAGATTTTGTAGCATTTTTTCTATCTACATTACCCAAGGGGTCTCTACCTCTTGCACTAAAATCTTTTCCATACTTTGGTGTTTCTTTTGGACGACCAGCACCCTCAAAACCACCTTTAGGTGAACCACCCTTGTCATCTAACTCATGTCCTGTTCTTCCCATAGCCATATCGGATGGTGTGCCTGTAGCTTCACCACTCTCCTCAGGATCGTTTCCTTCATTTTCTATCTGTGAACGTCTGAATTTTTGTTTAAAGTCATCTACTATACCCTCGTCTTCACTTTTGATTTCTTCATCAGTAAAATTAAATATATTTTTGTATATCCATTCTGATGATAATAAACCATCTTGAATCATTGAGGAAGCTAATCTTGTCTTAGAATCCCAAAGTTCTATCTTTTCTTGTTCGTATATTGTGGATGGACTTGTTAATTTTAAATCAAAGTCAATTAAATCTGAGTCTGTATATCCTTGTGCATATAAATGTACAATAGCTATCTTAGTCAATTCACTTACAGATATTCTTTGTATACGTTCTATTGTACGAGCAAATCTTACGTCTTCAGCTGCTAAAGTAGCTTTCGAACCAACATTTTCTTCAAATCCCAAGAATGCTTTTGGTATTCTCAATGAAGATAGTAATTTATTTTTAAGATATTCAATGTCCTCAGTAGCTTCATAGGTTAAACCAGGTAATGAATCTATACTTGTACCACTATCACCTCCTCGTACAGGTAAGAAAAAGTCCTCAGTTATATTCTGCATATTATATCTTAAGTTGTAATCACCCGTTGTCTCATCAATAATGGGTGTCTTTTTCATTTTATTAATAACTTGTTGCATGTAATTATCAACCTCTGCTGGTGGAATATTACCAATATCTAATTTAAATACTCTTTTTTCAGGTGCTCTCATAATACGATGTATTAACATAGCATCTTCCATAAGTGTCAATTGTTTATAGATTTTTCTACCACCTTCAATTTGTGATTTACCATATGGTAAGTAATTAGAATCTGATAACAATCTAAAGTGTGCTACTTGGAAATTTTCTAATTCTTCTTTTGTAGAGGAGTTTTGTTTTTTATATCTTGATGGTTGACTGTTTGATTCTATAACAAACTTGACAAACTCAGGATTTTCCGGGTCTAAACCCTCTAATCTCGTCACATCATAAACTGGTAAGGGAACTACATTTGTAATACCATATTTTTCGTCAATATCTAACTTTAAAAAGAAATCACCATACTTACACATATTACGAATCCATGGCCATAGATTAAATTCTATATTCAATATATCATAAAAAAGATTATGTAGAATTTTCTTTATTTGGTCATTACTAGAATTGATTGTTAGTACCTCACCATATTCTGATTTCATGGTTGACTCATCTGAATAGATATCCAAAGCTGAAGAAATTATAGCATCAGCATCCATAGCCTCATAGTCTTGAAAAAGATTTAATCTCATCGATTTCGTTGTTAGGCTGTCTGAATATCCACTCAATCCTGCACCAGCATAAATTTTTTGATACCTATCAACTAGATTACTTCTAGAATAGGATTGTGTTCTACTTGTATCTGCAACACGAAGTTGTTTACCTCCGACATTCCTAACAATTACATTTGTAGAAAATAATCTTTGTAGTCTTGCAAATAAACTTGTATCTGCCATTTTTTACCTCACTTAATTAACCACTCTAATGATTCTTCTTGCTTGTTAACACTCATTGTCCAAGAATCATTTTTTTGGGTTTCGTTTGTATAAATTCCTTTATGTGAATTTATATTTGTTATTGCTGTTTTTTGTAATTCAATTCCTTCTGCTCTTAATCTGAGGGCAGTCTCTCTTATCCAAAGACCCATTGAAAATGACATAACGAGGTCATCGTTATATCCTCTCATAGCCTCTGCTCTACTTCCGTTATATATAAATACAAACAACTCATCAATTAATCGCTGTGAATGTACTATGACGGACTTTTCTCTAAAAAATTCTTCTAATTTAGCGATTACTAATGGTCTTGTCTTAGATGTTAGGGTAAAACCTGGTACTAAACCCTTTTCCAACCTATTTATTTTATTATTTACCTGTCTGTGCACATCAACCACCTGTAAATCTTTACTCATATAAAAAAGGTTTTCGTATCCCCTATCAATTGTTTGTTGTATTGTAGCCCAACCAATATTGTTGTTCTCAATCACCAGCAGTGCATTATTATACTCGGTTGCGATGTTCACTAATAAATTACCATAATCTCGTGTGGACATTCTACCTTTATATTCTGCGACTTGCTCTAATGTTTCTATATCCAAAATATGAAAAGCTGAGTAGTCTGTACTATCTCCTCTACTAACGTCAGCACATACTATGTAATCTTTTGTGTAGTTTGGTGGTTCCCATATCCAAACATTACTATCAATGCCTCTTTTTTCAATTGGCTCTCTTAAATGTTTTTGTCTATATTCTTCTAATATTACACCATCAACCACACTTTGACCAGAAGTAATGAAGTCACAATCACATTCTTGAGCCGCTAGTGATGGGCCAAGTAATTTATCTTGTTCCTCTCTCCAATCTTCAGCTCTATCTGGATGTACAGTCCAATGGAGTCTTGTAAAATTAAAATCATTCAAACCATCTTCTGCATCCATCCAAGTTCTGTGAAACCAATTACCAACACCATTTGGTGTAGATAATGCGATACATTGTCCACCAGTTGATAACGTTTGTGATGCCGCTGCCCATATGCCATCTATCTTGTCAATAAAAGCTGCCTCATCAAGTATCAATAAAGACAGAGCTTCAGAACGACCACTATCTTCTCCACTCGATACAGCTTTTATCTGAGAACCATTCTTGTATCTCAAACTCAATTTGTTATCTTCAACACACTTTTGTTTTAACCAACCAGGTAAACTCGCGTGCATAACACGTACCTTTGTTACCAAGTTTTTAGCTACCTCTTGTTTTGTAGCAATTACCAAGATATTTTTATCTTGATGAAACGTCATCATCCATAACGAATATCCAGCTGTCAATGTAGATATACCTAACTGACGAGCTTTTAAAATAATATTAAACCTATGTTGTACAAAATCGGATACTGTATTTTCTTGAAAGTCATAAAGATGGAATGGTATTTTTCCATGCATAGGGTGTTGTATGACACAATACTTTTTTAAAAAGTATACAGGATCAGCTGCACATTTTACGTACTCCTGCTTTATTACATCTTTTAATTGCCCTTTTTTATTTCTGTCCATTACTTCCTTTTGTTGAATATTTCAATCCAACCCTTTCCATTATATCACTCAAAGTGTATCTGCCTGTCACTTCACATAAATCCATTTCAGAAAATATATCTGATTTCAAAACATCCTCTACTAAAGTTTCAAAATCCTCTTCAATTTCATAACCCACGCCTGTCTCATCTGCATAATCACCTGCTATGTCTTGTAAATCCTCAATCAGCTCTAACAATCTGATTATTTTAGTTCCACTAATTACGTATGATTTATGTTTATCAAACATTTATTGTAAATTTTTTTCCATTTCTTCTAAGTATTCAAGAGCCTCATCTGCTTTTTTATTCAACTCTTCACTATCATTTAACCACTTTTCTTTTGATAACTGCTGTCCATCAGGATTTATTTGATTATATACCGATGGTGCTTTTTGACCTCTCCACTCTTCAATAGATTCTCGTTGTTCTTGTATCCAAGCTATCCTATTTTCTTTTTCTTTACTTTTAATCCATTCATCATATGTTCCGTTAACTCTCATCTTATGTTCTGCTTGTATCTGACACTCAAAACAATGATTGTAAAGAACCCACATTTTGTTATCTAATCTTTTTTTCATCACCCGATTACAACTTGGACAAAACCAAGGCATTCTGGCTTCTTTCATAATATCAGATAGTCTATCTATCTGGTCACCAGTTGTTTCATCTTTTGTATCATATCCAACCATGACTCTTTTTTCAGGTGCTTCACCTCTTAATATAGCACGCATAGCTTTATCTTGTCGAACTTCTTCCCTACTTTTTCCCATAATAACCTCTAAAAATTTAATAATCCTAATATTTGATTAACAGGTGCAAAAGCGCCTGTAAACTTATATGTATTTCCTTTATATTTAAACACTATTCCCTCAGTAGGAACTATTGATGATAGTCCGCCAATCTTTTCTAACTTACTGAGTTGATGTCTAAGTGTTTCAATTTTTTTGATATCACCTCCACTCTTTACTGTCTTTATCGCTTTTATTACATCTTTTCTTATTTTCTGTACTGCTTTGTCTGGCGATGCAACTAAATATCCACTAATGTTTTTTAGTATTTCTGCACCCACGTCAAAAAATAAAACTTCAAATGGTTTCATGTTTTGCTTTACATACTTTGCGTGGTCTGTTTTATCGAATGATAATGCCCAATCAAGAAACTTTTTATTGTCTATATCTTTTCTCATTGTTTGAACAGAATATGATTTATCAATAAATGCCCATCTTTTTGTTAAATTTACTAATATAGTATTAGGTATCTTATAACGATATTGTTTTGCAGCGTTAAAAATAAATTCTTCCCAAAATCTTTGATGATAAAGTGCTAATGTATCATTATCTTTTAGGGCATATTGTTTTTTTAATTTATCTAACCTAGCTAAATAAGTTTTTTTCTTTGTACCAAAGTTTTGTGTTTTTGGTACTGATAAGAATTGTGGTTTGCCTATTTTAAAATGCTTTTGAATATTTTGATTTACCTGTTTTATCATACCTGCTAACATACGAGCAGAATCTTTAGGTTGTCCTATTGCTTTACCACTTTCATTGTACTCTAAAGTCCCATGAAAAATAATTTGTGATTTATCATAATCTATTACGTTAGCCGAAGCAGGATATATAACTTCTAAGTTCATCCATCTTTTACCATTACTAAAAACTTTTTCTTTTTGTGGGTCGGATAATTTACCTACTGCTTTACTTAGGTCTTTCATAGCGAAAACAAAAGCGTTTCTTATGTCACCTCTACCAGCGAATTTAGATGCTACACCAGCCGTATCCATCGCTGTTGCTCCAAAATTTTTAAGTTGTCCTTTGTTTCTAGCTGTAACCAATTTCCCATTTACCCAAGAAACCATTAGGTTTTGACCATCAAGTTTCTCTGTAACATTATCTTCTCGGCTTAAATTACCACCGAGTCCATTAATAACTATCTGTTTTAAATCTGAAAACTTAAGATTTTTATCATCAAAGGGATGATTCATATGTCCGTATGCTCCACCCTCAATGATTAACTTGACTTCTTCTTTTAAATCTAACTTATCAACTTCGGTATTAGCAACATTATCTTTACCAACACCACCAACAACTGGTGTTTCTACTTCGACACCTGTATATGATTTTCCGTCAGGTGTTATTCCCATCCACTTTATTAATTCATATCCAAGATTGCTTAATACCACATCGTTTATGTAAGCCTTATACGAGTCTATCGGACTATTAACACCAAACCTTGAACCATAATCACCTGATTGGGTTTTACCATAAGCTACTGCTGGTACAGTTGAATAACTAAGTGTATAATCGTAATCAGGATTAATTGCATGTTTTGATAAAATATAATTTATCACTTCCCACCCTTGACCTGCGTACATATCATCCAACCATGATTTAGAATATTTTTTGTAATCTGAGAAACCACGATAAAATGTAGGTGGCCCATCATCGGTTGGTGATAAAGCACTTGAAGAAGCTTCTTTTAATATTTTTGATATTTTATGACCTACCAAAAAAGCATCTATATTTTCAAATAATTTTTTAAACTTATTTGTCATCATATTATAGATACCCTTGTCAAAGTATCCAAAAGCTTGTTTAAATAATTTTTCTCTATCTTTTTCATAATCTGGTGAACCAAGTAACTGTCTCATCACAGTTCCACTTATTTCCTTACCACCCACTTTAATAGATACGTGAGGAGCTGTGAGAATATAACCGTGTTCTTTATATCCTAATATATTACCTCTGTTCTTATCATAATCTTTAAAATACTTTCCACCCTTTAACCTACCCGCGTCTTTAGCACCAAATATGTAGATAACAGCTGTTGTTTTCTCGTCATACTTTTTTAATACATTGTTAGCTACATAAGGTGACTTTTCTTGTATGATACGATTTTTTGGTATACCCATCTTTACCATATGACGAACTTTTTCTTTAAAGTTCATAGGATGTCTTGGTGGTTGTTTTATATTTGATGTAGTGATGTAAGCATCATCTACTCTTGACTTCAACCAATCATAGGTTTTTTTATGATGAGGGCCAAATGGTTGAAATCTACCACCATAGATACCAACTACTTTTTTGATTTTAGTTCTGTCCTCTTTTATTTTTTCATAACCACTACCATAAGGAACTGAAGTGTTCCCTTTCTTCTTCATCTTTTTTACCATTTTTCTACTTGGTGATGGGATTGTTCCGTCAAAACTAAAAGTCTCTGTTTTACCCGTATCGGTTTTAAGAAAAGGGCCTCTTCTAAGTGTTTGAAATCTCACAGGTACTTCTTGACCAAATAATTTTCTTGGTGCTAAAATTCTTAGTGTAACCAATTTTTTAGG